AAGACGTCGAGATTTGGCTGAACATGATGACCGTTCCTGAGAACAGGAAGGGTAGCGATGCGTGATAGGTTCATTAGCCACCAAGTGCGCATATTGCTCGAGCGCATGGATTTGTACCCCGAAGAATTTGTGCATCCGTATGAATCTAGAAATATAAATTCTAGATGGGGGGAGGTCTTAGACGAAGGCACGTTTAATCGTTTAGAACGATTTCTTATCAAGCGCAAAGTGCGTGCCCTAAAACGCAAAGTTACGCAAGACTTAATATTGGCAACAATAATATACGAACCTACTGAAGATCGAGTAGAAGCAGCTAACCAAGTAACTAACCACGCTTCGTTGATGGAAGCACTTAGAAAACGTAAAAAGAATAAAAATGGTAATAACAATAGACTTTGAGACGTACTACGACAGAGAGTTTTCGCTCTCGAAGATGACCACAGAAGAGTATGTCCGCGACGATAACTTTGAAGTGATAGGGGTTGGCATAAAGGTTGACGATGCCGAAACCGAATGGTTTAGCGGTACGTATTCCGAGACCATGCATTTCTTGGGTAAGTTTAAGTGGTCTGAAGCGTTTGTCTTAGCGCATAACACTATGTTCGATGGCGCGATACTTACTTGGAAGTTTGGTATCAAACCAATGGCATGGTTAGACACGTTATGTATGGCTCGAGCAATTGACAACGAAGTATCAAACAGTCTTGCAAAACTTGCAGATCGTCTCGGGGTAGGACAAAAAGGCAATGAAGTCATCATGGCTATGGGCAAACGGCGGGTAAATTTTACCCCCGAAGAACTAGCGCAGTACGGCAAATATTGCTGCAATGACGTAGATCTTTGCTACAACATCTACAACATCCTAAAGCAGAACTATAAACTTAAGGAGCTAAAATTAATTGATTTAACTTTGAAGATGTTCACCGACCCTGTACTGCAGTTAGACCTACCGCTCCTTGAGCAGCACTTGGGAGAAGTTAAACACCGTAAAGAAGCACTAATTCAAAAGGCAATGTCTGATCGCGAGACGTTGATGAGCAACCAAAAGTTTGCTGAAAAGCTAAAAGAGTTAGGCGTGCTACCCCCGACAAAGATTAGCCTTACTACAGGCAAGGTAGCGTTAGCGTTAGCCAAGAGTGACGACGGTTTTAAAGCCTTGGCAGAGCACCCGAACGAGGAAGTGCAGGCATTAGTGGCTGCTCGACTTGGGGCAAAAAGCACTTTAGAAGAGACGAGGACAGAGCGATTTATTTCAATAGCGAAGCGCGGGAGCCTCCCTGTCCCCCTACGATATTACGCTGCACACACAGGCAGATGGGGTGGAGACGACAAACTTAATCTTCAGAACCTACCAAGAAAATCAAAACTTAAAGACGCCATTATTCCACCTGACGGTTATGTGCTGATCGACGCCGACTCCTCTCAAATTGAGGCACGGACTGTCGCTTGGTTAGCAGGGCAAGCAGATTTGGTAAATTCATTTGAAGATGGTGAGGATGTTTACAAGATCATGGCGTGTAGGATTTACCATAAACCTTTTAACAATATTACTACTGCAGAGCGTTTTGTAGGCAAAACAACCATTTTGGGCGCAGGCTATGGAATGGGATGGAAGAAGTTTCAGCTACAACTAAAGACTTTTGGTGTTGAAATAGAAGATAACCTTTGCAAACATATTATCAATACCTACCGTGATGTACATCCAAGGATACCGGACTTGTGGATGCAAGCCGAAAGATGCTTAGACGCTTTGGCTAGTGAAGACCTAAAAACTGCTAATTTTGGTACGCAACCACAGGCAGTGAGTTTACTCCCCGGAGTTGGGTTTGACCTACCAAGTGGGTTGCCATTGAAGTATATGAATCTGCGTGTGATCGAGGAGCAAAATCCTAAGAGCGGGATGTGGGAAAAGCATTACATCTACGACACCCGCAAAGGTACAACCAAGATTTATGGTGGTAAGGTGGTAGAAAACATTTGCCAAGCTGTAGCCCGTTGTGTAGTTGGTGAGCAGATGCTACGGATTGCTAAGCGATACAAAGTTGTATTGACGGTGCACGACGCTGTTGCATGTATTGTTAAAAAAGAAGAAGTAAAAGAAGCAAAAGAATATGTTACAGAGTGTATGAAGTGGCGACCTAAATGGGCAGAGACTTTGCCTCTATCGTGTGAAATCGGATATGGAGATAATTATGGTAAATGTTAAGGGTATTGGAGCATACAACAATATAGCGTCATTACAGGGTACAGCAATGAAAATAGACACAGCATTAAATTACACGGCTCACGAGTTAAAAGTAAAAGAACTATTAAAAGAGATCCACGAGCATCTATTAAGAAACAACTATGTATCGGCAGCATCTACAATTGATCAAGCAATCGTTGAACTAAGACTGATGAGAGCAGCGGTGAAAAGTCATGTCGAGTAAATACACATGGTCTTACAGCAGCATTTCGCTGTTTCAGCAGTGCCCCCGCAAGTATTACCGGATGCGGATTGTCAAAGATATTATTGAACCGCCGACTCCACATCTTGACTATGGCACCGAGGTTCACAAAGCAGCCGAGGATTATGTATGTGGGGACAAGTCATTAGATCCTAAATATGCTTTTATAAAGCCGACGCTAGATGCACTCAAAGCGTTGCCCGGCTTAAAGTTGTGTGAGTACGAGATGGGGCTAACTAAAGACTTTGAACCTTGTGGATTCCGTGATGAGAATGTATGGTTCAGGGGTATTGCGGATCTATTAATTATCGACGACACCCACGCTCACCTTGTAGACTACAAGACGGGTAAGTCTTCTCAGTATGCTGATACCAAACAATTAGAACTTCTGGCGCTATTAGTTTTTAAACACTTCCCTCATGTGCAGTCAATAAAAGCAGGGTTAGTGTTTGTTGTAGCCCAAGATTTAGTTAAAGCCTCTTTTGTAAACAACATACAAGAAACCGCATGGGGGCGATGGTTGCCCGAGATCCAAAGGCTTGAGGCTGCTATGGCAAACAACGTGTGGAACGCAAGACCAAACTTCACATGTAGAAAGTTTTGTCATGTAAAAGATTGTGAGCACAATGGAAAGGGTGATTGGAGATGACGGCTAAGAAAACCCCCAAGGTTGAAGAGGTTACTTTCCCTTTAAATGAGGTACCTTACGAAATGCTTCGATTGGCATGGCCTTTTAAGACTGCTAGGGAGCATGAACTAATTCTTAAGTGGGCTAGAAAACAAACTAAGGTAAGGAGAATTTCATTTTTATGAACGCAAATGATGAACAGGTTGGTGGTACGCATTACAAGAATAAGTCTATTCAGCCTTGGGATTACATAGCCGCAAACAATATTGGGTATTTTGAAGGCAACATTATTAAGTACGTTTCTCGATGGCAGAGCAAAGGTGGGGTCGATGATTTGAACAAAGCCGCGCACTATCTTAAAAAATTAATTGAATTGCAGAAAGAGGGGTAGCATGTCGTACAAGTTAGATTACAGAGCGCAAGGCACTGCTAATAGTAGATTGCTATCGGCAGTTGTGGCGTTAGCGGTTCAGGATGCGCAGTTAGCCCCACGCAAAATAGGTAGGATACGAATACCTACAGATGAGGCAATCTCTGCAATTTACTTTCTATTTCAACACTCTGATAGTTACCTAAACCTTTTAGACATTGACCCTGAACAGTTTCGTGACAGATTATTAAAGTTAATGTTTGAGATGAATAAAAAAGTTGTACAGTTTGAATCATCCAAACGCAGAAACTTTAGATATAACTATCAGTGGATGCGGCGTAAAGAAAATATATCGGAGCTAACGAAGGCTTACGAATTAGAACTTGAGAAAATGGATGAGGATGAGCAATGAACAAGCATCCATCAGGGCTAACGTGGGAAAGGTGGGAGTGGCCTTTCAAAACACCACAAGAGAGACAACTTGTAGCAAAGTATTTTGACCGTGTAAAGAAAGCAGCAGATAAAGAAGAAAAACAGAAGATGTTAAACGAACTAGGAGAGGCTTTGTTATGAGAGACAAACTAAAGGAGAAGAACATATGAGTGTTAAAAAAGATGATGGTGGATCAGCATTTCCAAGTTATGTTTTTACCGAAGACTCACGAACAGGAGCAGATAATCCGGGCATGACTTTGCGGGATTACTTTGCGGCAAAAGCGATGCAAGGGATGTTGGCAAATCCAAAACTTCAGGAACAAATTTTGAAAGCTGGGCAGTCTTGGATTGAAGAGTCAGCATGGGCAGTAGCAGATGCCATGCTAGATGTAAAAAACGAAAAAACCAAGATGCTTTCTTATTCAATTGGTGAGTTAGAGTTAACCGTGAGATCAGAAAATGCTTTGAAAGCGGACGGTATAAACACAATTGGAGAGTTATGCAATAAGCGCATCTATGAACTAAAACGGCTACCAAATCTTGGGGATGTATCTATTCGTGATATTGTTCAAACACTAGCAGTGCGTGGTTTAAGACTTAAAGGGGAAGAATAGTGGCAGTTGAGATGACCGACTTTGAGCAGGGCGTGTGGGAGTATCTGTGCTCACACAAAAAGACCCCGGTTCAGGCCAAGACAATTGCAAAGGAGTGGATTGTTAGTAAGACTAGAGTATATCGAGTGCTAGAAAGGTTTGTTGAAAATGGGATTGCGGATGTTGTGCGCATCGGATCCAAGAAATTTTATAAGGTGAAAGAATGACCCCCGAACAATACAAAGCCGAAATCGAACGCCTAAAGAAAGAAGTTGAGCACTGGAAAGAGGCATATCACAGGGTCAAGGATGAGAATGAACGGCTGGCGCTTGACTTAGGTATCAGGGATAATCCACAATTTGGGAAACCTTACTAGGAGACTATTATGCCTTACGCAAACAAAGCCGACCGCAACTATAAACAAGAATACGAGAATTATGATGGCACCGAGATGGTTAAGAAGAAGCGTGCTGAGCGTAACCGAGCACGGCGAATCATGGAAAAGGCTGGCAAAGTTAATAAGGGAGATGGTAAGGATGTGCATCACGTTAAAGCACTATCTAAGGGCGGTTCGCATAAAGACGGTTTAAAAGTTACGTCGGCGGCTAGTAATCGTTCGTTTGATCGTGACGCAAAACAAAAGTTAATTTCAGAAGTCAGTCCACGGGAAAAGAAGCGTGCAAATAATAAATGATCGGATACTGCTGGTTAAAACTAAATTTCCTAGCCGTATTACAGAAACAATTAAAAAAAGCAAAGTCGTTCAGAAAGAGGGAGAAGTCAGTGAGGTAGCTGTCAATTGGGGGCTGTCTGAAGCGCAAGCTTTG